CATGACTGTAAGGGACGCTAGAGAATTAGTCAAGCAGGAACTTCAGGACACAAAACAGTGGGAGAATGAGGATTTCTAACATATAAAAGTTTATAAACGGCAAAGATAACGATAATTATGGCAGATATAAAGAAAACAGAAAAAGTAAAGGAAAAAACCACAGCAAAAGTAAGTGTAAAGCCAAAAATAAGGTTTGAAGATAAAATAGACGAACAGATAAAGGCAAAGGTAGTTGAAATACCAATGATTACAAATGTTTATAGTGCAGACTTCTCTGTTATTGACAATACAATAGAAGAGATAAAGAAACAGACCAGAAAAGTTGGAACAAGTCACTATGCATCTAATAACATCTATTTAATTCTGGAAGACGCACTGAAAAAAATAATATTAGCGTATAAATAATTGGCAACTAAGTTAAACGTAGACACTGGTGGTCTTGATGTTGGTAAGAAGCTGTGGGAGAGACACCAAGCTGACGAATACACACATGTAGATAATTATAAGGAAGCAATATGCCTAAACTGTTTTTCTAAAGACGCTACTGCAGCAACTATAGTCGATATTTGTGGTGAGTGTGCAGGAAAAAGAGGAAGAGAGGCATTGCTTGCGACTGTAGCACAGAAGATGTATGGATTATGCTTCTTTTGTGGAAAACATAAATTTAATATTGAACAAATAAACGCTAGATTTTGTAGAAGGTGTCATAGGAAAATAGCAGATGTTACAAAAGCATATAACAAAGCTGGTGGTACTTACGGTAATCCATTTTGGTCATCATTAAGAAAGAAAAACGGAAAGGATTGGAAAGAAATATTTACCAAAAATCTAGGAAATAGACGTTGATCTTATTCTTTGTTTTGGCTTGGCTGTTTTTGGGTCATACAGAATAAACTCTATTCTATTACTTGCAATATTAAAAAACTTCTTAGACCAGTCTATCGTCATAGTCTTTCTTGGTTTCTCACCCCAAAACCTTCCGACTTTAAAGAATATCGGTGCTTTTCTTAATCTTTTTTTGAAGAATTGAACGTTTTCAGTTTTTGGGTCAAATGATACATCGTCATATTTTACCAGTTTTTCATCTCCATTAAGATACTTATGTATGTTGTTTTTTTGAAAACAACTTATCGATCTAGATACGTCTGGTCTGTCAAAAAACCTTTCACAGTTACATACTACCATGAGTTTGTCATCTGGTGTTATCCATATATCTAGTAATGATAATGCTGTTTCATTTACTTTTAGTTTGTCTGAAACAGTATGTTTGTTTCTTAATACATATTCGTCTACCGTATCATATACATGTACGCTTATGCCCATACTGTACCATCTACATCTTTATTAATAAAGGTTTTGTTTGTTCTACATGGAAGAAGATAGTAAAATACAATGTGAGTGTGGTTCTACACAATATGGATACTATTCAGATCAAGGTCTGTGTTTTGTATGCTTTAAGTGTGGAAGGTTTGTTACAGATGGATTCGATCCTTTCGCTGAAGAACTATTCAAACAAAACCCCATGATACTGTTAAACCTAATTGCTAAAGGTCATCTAAAGCCCCTATCTAAAGACGAAGATTATAGATGAATAACAGGGTAATTTAAATAGTTAGGGAGATAATATAATTCATGTTAGAAGATGTAATATTCGGTGACGTTGCTGCTGGAGTACTTATTGCACTTGTATTAGGTATAGGTGGTATAATAATGGGGTTCTTTAGAAAAATTTCAAAAACACAAGCAGATTTATGCACAAAAGTGACTAATTTGGAAAAAGCCCTTGTTATTTTATGTACAGCACTAGACAGGCAGACAAATAGGCTTCATACTGGTCTTGATAGCGACTTACAAGACCTTGTGCGTAAGATATTATCAGATAAGGATTAACTTTATATAATCGGACGTTGTGATGTGCAATATGGTAGATCCAGTACTAATAACAGTAGGAGCAGCAGTAGTCGGAGCTGGTTTAAATACTCTGAGAGGATATTTACACAGCGAATTTGCTGCAATAGCTGTAGCACAAACTATAGCTGTTGAATCTGTAAGTATTGAATCTGTAAGTATAGTAGGATTAGCCTTAATAGGACTCACAACTGGTTTCGCTGCTGACTTTGTCATAAGCAAGGCAAAGAAAGATGACGAATAGGAAAGCAGGTTCTTTATAAAAACTGCCTTTTTATTTTTTTTTAAACTTTATATGTAGGCAATTATTATATATCTTATGGTAAAGATTGGAAATTTAATAACCAAGTCTTTGTCTGTTTTAGACTCTACAGATGAAAACAGATTTTTTGAGGGATATTTGACAGTTGAAATGAAGGATAAACAGGGTGAAATAACAGTTGTTGACGAACTATACAAAGTTCTTCCAATATGGATTGACAGGGGAGCACCAATAACAGATACACATTCTAACAGGGTTATTGGGAAGGGAATTAACTTTGCAAAGACCACAGTAACAAGTGATGGTGTAACATACCCTGCAATTAAAATAACGGGTAAGATTCATAAGAACTATGAATTGGATACAGATATTTGGGAGAAGATTAAATCGGGTGAATATAAAGGACTTTCATTTGGTGGTGCAACAAAGGCAAACAGAGTTCCAAAGGTAATGAAGGACGGAGAGATTGCATATGCACTTACAGATTTGGAACACTATGAAGTTGCAGTATGTAAAGATCCTGCAGTTCCATTGGCATTAATCACAGAATTTAATACACTTGCAAAGGCAACAATTCCGTCAGAGCCTAGGGGAGACGGTAAGGAAATTATCAGGTGTGATAAGTTTGGCTGCTATGTAACAAAATATGAAGGTAAAGACGAACCAGAATATCATGATGAATCATTAATAAAAGGTGGTGAAGATTGGTCTAACGCAGACATTATTCCTGCAACAGTAACAAACACCGTATCACAAAGTACACAGGTTGCAAAACCAATTAAGACAGATACTAAGGTAGGAAAACCTGAAAGAGAGGGTGGATTAAAAATAAACGTAACACCACTGGAAGGTGGAATTGCTGACAGTCAATATAAGAAAAATGATACACCGATGTCAAGTGGAGTAGGTGGTGGTATAAGACCAGCACCTCCAGAAAAACAATCAAACCAAGACAGACCATCAGATCAAACAGTACAGGTAACTGAAAAAATTGAAGAATTACATAAATCAGATTTAAACAAAGTGATAGGAGCAATATTAGCAGGTGCACAAAGAGTTGAAAAAGGAGTAGGAGATGTTTTAGGTGGAATAGCAGGTGGTATAGGAGCAGGTGCAATAGGAGCAGGAGTTGTAGCAGCAAATGAAGTAGAAGAAGCAGTGGAAGAAAAAATAGGAGTCCCGAAAGGATCAGTTGGTGGTACTGCTGATGCTGCCAGACAAGCTGGTGAAAATACAAGTGCAGAGAAATCAGGTTATACAACTGAAGATGGAAACATACAACTAGGCAATCCGTCAATACCTACAGAGAATAAAGAAAAACTAGTCAGTTCAATGGGTGCTCAAAACAAGCAAACAAAAGTAACAATAAGAGTAAAGTCTGATTTCTGTCCTAACTGTGGAAAAGAAATATCAGAAAGACAACATAAAGATTATCCAGAAACACAAGCAAAGGGTGCTTATTGTCCATCTTGCAGGCAAGACAAACAAATAAAAGAACGAGATGCAAAAGATGATGCAAAGATGGAAGAAATAACATCAGGTATACATAGTGATTTGGCTGCTAGAGGACAAAAAGTTACTCGATTTAGTGCTGGGAAAGCCCCCAAGACCATTAATTAAGAAATCTTTATATACCCTTTATATAAAGGAAAGTGTAAGAACATGGTCAACGAAGACAATTCTAAAGAACAAGTTGAAGATACAGAAATCACCAAAAGTGATGAAGATGTTCAACGAGTTGAAACAGAAAAATCTTTCCAAGAAACTGTAAAATCAGGTTTCGACACATTAACAGATGTTGTTCAATCTATCGCTGAATCACAAAAGGCAACGCAAGAAACCTTGGGTGGTCTAGAGAACAGATTGAAAGCACTGGAGACACCAACTGACTTGCCACTATCCCCAAAAGGAACAGCAGCAGGTGACGATGTTGGAGCAAAGGTAACTGTCCCAAGAGATCCATATCCACAAGGCGTTCAAGCTGGACTGGACGATGATCGATCTGGGGAAGACAAACCAGCTTCAGACAAAGGTGGTCTCAAAATGCAGAAGAAATCAGAC